AAGCTAGTGCAAAGCGCGGTTGTAATAGCCATTATAGACTCCTAATTATGTCTGCCATATCCTTATGGCCTTGACGTTCAAATTCAGCGGTAAGGGTAGTCCTATCGCTCTTAATTGCTTCTTTAATGTAATGCAAAGCCGTAGCTCTAACCGCTTCTTTAAACTCTTCGGCTTGTTGAGCAATAGAAGGATGACAATTACCACCAACACTTACAATTCTATCAGCTATTGTTTGCGCCCAAAACTCAGGGTCATGCCCTTTATTGTTCGTAGTTGCTACTAATACGTTGCCTATTTCTAACTTCGGCGCTTCAAAAAAAGCCACTTACGCACCCCTACTTATGTCATAACGGTACTCATCGCGAGAACCGTAGCCCTCACCCAAAGCTTTTAATCCCGCAACTGCTGCGCCAAATCTTTGCTCATACTGCGCAACTTCTTCGGGGATTTTTAAAAACGTTGCGGCTTCGACTAAAGTTCCGTAAAGAAGCGCATCGGGGCCATTTTCAGACAGCCATGTTGTTCCGCTTTCAGCACCTGCGGTTAAAGATGCGGGTCTAAATTTGTAGTGAAGCTCAAAGCTGTATGCCGAATCCGGAGTTGGCGCTACGATAAAAGTAGAATCATCAAACTGCGCATAGTACTTGGGTTCCCCCGTTGTAGAAGCATTGGGCGTATATGCTCGAATAAACGACACTTGTTTCAAAAACAAATAATTATATTCGTCATTTGCAATTACCGCCAAGCTGTACGGCGCAAGAAAATCAGATGGCGTAGACAAATACGCGTTGCTTGCCGTAGCATTTCCAGTAACGTTTTTACGAAAAAACGGTAGCTCAATGTTTTTTAAAATTCGTTCTTCCGCTTCTTTTATAAACGTAGGTAAGTCTGCTACAAACGTTGTTTCAGACGTTTCGCAATAATCTTGTACGGTAGATTTTAATGTTGCTAGTGTAAAACTCATGTTATCACCACAGTTACCTGCCCTACTTGACCCGAACCTTTTACGGGTACAAATGGGAAATTATCGATTGTTGAAACACCTACTGAAACTACAAAAGGTTCTATGCGATCCGGGCGAGGGTTCTTTAAAGCTTGCGGGTCATCTATATGGCGTGTTGGAAACAATTGCGGTTGTTTTGGTTCAAACTCGTCAAACCCAACTAAATTGCCGTTCCACTCGCGTTTCATGCGATTGAGCTTGTATCGAAAACCAGAGCGATCTGATATTCCGTAAGCATTTTTTCCAGACGCAAAGCCAGACACGATTAAAGACCGTACTGGTATGAAGGAGGACTTATCTTAAAGGATGCCCTGTCGCGATCTTCTTCCATTGCACGAAGCATTTCTTCTTCATAAATAGCTTTAAGTGGTGCCATTAGTTGAGGACTACGCTTCATAGAAAGATAGTACGCAAGGCCCGCGGCCAAGCAAGGGTAAAACCTAAAAGGTATATCTACCGTGTTTGTAAAAGCATCCGCATCGTCTATTCGAGTTAGACGGTTAAATTTAATAACGTCCGTATTGTTGTCCGGAACCGGCCATATTTTTAGAACAGGACTTATTTGCCTATCTAAAAAGAATTGATTAGGGCGACCCGTTTGAGTTTTTGTTGGAATATTTAAAAACTCAGACCGACTAAGGCGTGTGATTTCAAAGTCCGTTCCGGTTCGAGTAACCACCGCAGAAAGCATATCTATTGTAGATTGCGTGTCCGATAAATCTTGAACCGCCGAAACAGTGGTTGTAGCGCCGCTTGTACCGCCCGTAATCGTTTCGTTAAGCGTAAACGAGCCTACTGGAATAGTAGTGGCAAAAGACGTGGTTGTAGGAGAGCTAGTTATAGAAGCAATAGCGCCGCTTGTACCGCCCGTAATCGTTTCGCCAACCGTGAAACTGCCGGTAGCCGCTACGGAAAGAGTTAACGAACCCGAGGGATACTCACTGATTCCTGCGGCAAGCGTGATGGTAGTTTGCTCTATGGTCCATTGATTTAAACCTCTGTTGGCCCAATCAGCAAACAATAAGTTCAAAGACCTTTTTGCGGTCCTTAGATCATAGCCCGTGCGTACTTCTTGACCACACCGCTCAAACGCTTCTTCAATATATTCAGCGACATCTATTTCAAAATTCTTACTGTTCGATATTGTCATTGTATAAATTATCAAATATTCGGTTAACGTCCAAACTATAGTCTAAATCAGATTTAGAGTAATGTATGTGCGCCGAAGGTTTAAAATCGGGGGCACCCGAGCCTGTTTCAAACCAAGCAGGGTGTGTGACCCGTACTCGGTTGTTTGGCAACGCTACGATATTGCCCGTCCATTGGCCTGCATCCAATAGCTGTAAAACATGCGATTGCTTATGCTGCGCCGGATCATCTGCTATTTCGCTTTCCGTATAATCCACAGTAAACAAATACTTTGCAGGGAACATTTCCCCGTTTATTTTAGCCATCCACGGAGACGGCGTTGCTCTATCTAAAACATACACCGAGTGATGATTAGAGGAACAGTCCCACGGCTGGGCATCGTGTACCGCCATCGGCTCCGGCCACTCTTCTAGCGGAATGTCCGCAACCAAAGCCGTTATCGGCATCCTAGCCCACATTGCACCGCCATGTACGGTATCTTCTTCTTCACCTTCTGCTTCAATTCCGGTGAAAATAATCTGAAAACTTAAACACCTACAAGGCATTGTAGTTACAGCAACCACCATTGCATGAAGAAACTCTCCATGAAACTGCTCATGGTTATGCGTAAATTCTTTTCTGACCCAGCACTTAAAATGAGGGATATTCGACGTTAAGTAAGACATGTTTTATTTGCTTACTTTGCCACCACTTCGATAACCCTTGGATTTCATCTTACCGCCTGCGGCCATGCCTTTAGACTTCATGGCACCGCCCATAGACTTCTTGGCTACCTTACCACCAGCCGCCATACCCTTGGGCTTCATCTTACCACCCGCAGCCATGCCTTTAGATTTCATGGCACCGCCCATAGACATACCTTTGGATTTAATTTTTGTTGTGCCTTTTTTCTTAGGGGCACCGTTGCCTAAATTAACTACCGACATATCGACCTCACAAATATTTGGTTACTTTTCGACGGCCTTCTAATACCGCACCGCATCCTTTTGCAATTTGTTGACGAACTTCGCCCCCATCCCGCATTCCTTTTACAGTAGCTTTCTTAGTATTGGAAACCACTGTCTTGCCTTTACTTCCGGCTTTTTTCTTTTTACGCGCTGTTGCTGCTCGTTCTGCTTTAGTCAAAGATCGTGCTTTGGCTTCTGGCAAGCAACGGTCTGGATTCTTTTTGTCTGGAGAAGTACCGCATTTTCCAACAATATTGCCTTCGGAGTCGATACGAACCCAGTTTTGGTCACGCCATTTCTTTAACTCACCCATTAGCTTTTCTTCTTACTGCCTTTGGCATAGTTAGGGTCTTTACAATACTTAGAAGCGGCCATGTTGGCATATGCCGAAGGGTATGTGTCGAAGGTTCTTTTTGCCCACGCTTTACCCGCAGGGCAAATCTTACTGCCCTTGCTTTTTTTAGACGCAGCGCCACCTTTACGGTAATACGTCAACCCTTTGGGCATGTCCCCGCGTGTCATTACCATGCTTTACAAGACCAATACCGGGCGCTAAATTTATCTTTGGCAGTATCGCAATTATGGCGTGCCCTAAAGTTAGAACGTCTAGCTGGTTGATCTTTCTTAATAGACATCTTGGGGTCCCCAAAACGTACTATCTTGATGTCACTACCTTTTTTAGCCAAAACCGCACTTTTCTTAGGTTTATTAGGCGTTCTTTTCGGCTTGTTAAAACCCGAAAAAGTTTCACCTCGATACTTTATACGGCCAGAAGGGGTCCGTGTAACGTCTTTAGTTGTCGCCATTTAATCACCTATGCTATGCGTGAAAAACAGTTAAGGTTAAAAAAGTTGATACGGTGTATTGCAAGTATATACCGTCAGTAAACAAAACCCCGTTTTCTGGGATAACTACGTCTCTAGTTGCTGTGGCAGATGCAACAGAACTTATTTTTAGTAGACTTGTACCGGCTGTTGAGGTGTTCAAAAAATCAACCGTTCCAGCAGTTGCAGTGCTTGTTAGATATGCACCTTTTAGCCTAGATCTACCGGCAAAAACAATATCTGAAGAGTCGCCACTGATACCAGCCTTGACGGTTCCCGCAGGATCTCCTACAGCGGTTATACTTGCAATCGTAAGGAAAAATGCCGCACTTGTAGCAACACCTGCGTTAGCACCCGTAAGGGATTCTGTCTGCGCAGTGCCATTAATGTCGGTTCCAACAATCGTAAACGATATGCCTGAGTCATTGCCGCCGGATGTGATGGTTAATTTTCTTGCGTTACTCAACGTGACAGAACCGCCACTTGCCAATGCTCCACCGATTACTAGCGCCGCATTATTCGCTACTTGCGCCGAAGCTGAAATGCCATCGTCATCTGCGGCAAGCGTATCTGCGGTAATGGTTACCGCAATTACATCGGACATACCCATAATCTTCTCCTAAAAAGAAGGGGCGTTGCCGCCCCTTAAAAGCTTACAACTAAGCATTGTATCCGAAGAATTCAATAAGGATCTTGCCTGCGGTGTAGTCTGCGTTAGTTGCCGCACCTGCTACCAAGTACATAAACTTACTGGCAGCCGGAGGGACCGGAATACCAAGAACAGAACCAGCGGCTAGGTCGCCAGAGTTCAACATTTGAACTTGATTAGTTAAAGATGTAATTGCAGCATCTTCAGCACCTGTTGATTCATCGGCATACCAAAGGTCGATGTCTGGATCGCCGCCAGCAGGAGTTTCTATGCATGTAAGCTTACCGCCTAGAATCGTGCCGTTTAAGGCTACGGTTGTAGTACCTATGTTGGAACTAGCAGTGCCCGCTTTACCAATGATGTCGCCGCTGCCAGAAGACGCTAGGCCAGTAAGATCCATAAGGATGCTTGTGTGCCACATGCCACCAGCTTGAGTAACAGTAGATGCATATATAGTGCCGGTTCCGGTAGTAATACCAGTGCCTGCTTCTGGGCCTGCATTTCCTGTGAGTGTTGTTACGCCAGTTACACCAAGGGTGCCGCCTATGGAGGCGTTAGTGCCGTAAGTAGAATTAGTAGTTACCGCGCCGGTTGTTGCGCTTTTGGTAATATCTGAAAAACCGTTCTCTGAGCGTACTGCTCCAGTAAAAGTTGTGTTCGCCATGATTATCTCCTGTCGTGGCTAGTGTCAGGCACGGAATGCACCTGTCAGGAATAAATTAAATATACACAAAAAGAAAAGGGGCAACAAGTGCCCCTTTCTTAATAGCTAGCTCAAAAGAACTAGGCTCCGGGTGTGCCGATAACGGAACGCCAATCAGATACGCCGAACGAATAACGTTCACGTGCCTTGAAGCGCATGTTACCTGTATCAAAGTCACCTTCCATCGCAGTTTTGATGGGAGTTCTTTGAAACAATTTAAAGCCACTTGGAGCGTCAGTCTTTATGAAGTATGCGTCTGTGTCCGTAAGGAAGTGGTTTACAACCGCTCCTTCTGGAAGCATTCCCATAGACTTCATAGCGTTGACATCGTTGTCAGCCGTACTTGATCGCAGTGTAGAGTTCATAACTCTTTCTGCAATAAATTGAAGCTCTTTAGGAATTACTAACTTCATTCCACGAACTGCAATCTTTAAGCCACGCTCATCGGTGAAGCCTGCGATATCAATTAGCATCTGCTCAAGAGATGTTTCGTTGAGATCGGCGGCTACGGCCAATACGTTTGACTGATCACCTGAGATTGACGGGTGATCTGCTGCACACAATGCCGAGCCGTCACCGATAGGCGACGCAGTGCTGAACGCATTGTTCAGTACGCTTGCTGCGCGGATTTGCTTGGTTTGTGACATAGATCGTGCCAATGCACGGGTGTAGCGTGCTGCCAGCTTGTCGTAAAGGTTATCTTCAATAGCTTCCTCAGTGATCGAAAAGGCTAGTGCAATAGTTTCATGTGAGTAGCGTGCAGTATAAGTCTCCTGCGCTTGGTCAAATGAAATTGAACCACCTTCAGATTTAACTGGGGCTGTACCAAAGCCAGAAAGCATCACTTCTTCTTCAAACGCTCTGTCCGAAGACTCTTCGTCAAAGATTTCAGAATGCTCTTGGTCGTATCGATCATACTCTAAGCCGAACAAAGCGTTTAGGCCGGGTTCAAGCTCTTTCGCCAGTTGGGCGCGTGTAATAGGCATTGAATTTCTCCTACCTTATATGCCAGTTGTAGTGGCTGTAGTTTGTGAATCGAATCTCGCATTCGGAGAGTTATAGTGTGCATTTAATCGCACAATCAAGCCAATCCCTGCTGAAGCAAAATCACTGTTAGCATCGTCATCAACGATACCCATGATTTTCAACGGCAGCGTAGCTGTAGTTGCGATTGTAGACACGCCTAACGCCGAGTTAGAGCGACCTGTGTCGGTTGAACCGGTTCGAGCAGAAGTGCCAAGACTAGCATTAGCGAATACTGCCGCCAGAGCAGTAGCTCTGTTGGTAATAGATGCGTCTGTAGCAACTTGGAAAGTTTGCATCGGATTATCTGCAACGAGTGCTTTGACAGGAAAATTCGTGTCAACGCTTACGCTGTTAGATCCGGGCCAATAGTTAATGAAAGTGGGCTTCTTAGTTACAGAATCCACATATTCAACACCAACTAATACACCGAGGGCTTGCGTAGTGCCACCATCGGTTGCGCCTGCTTGGGCAATTACCCCAGCAGCTAACGGAACAACGATGCCATATTGAAATATAGCGCCCGTGTTATCCGAAGCGATTTCGTATTGAGTTAGACCATTTGAATTTGCGGCTGCTCCTACTAGTCCAATAGGACGAAGCCCGTAAGCAGTTTCTTGATTTGCCATTTAATTGCTCCTAAAAGCGTTACTTACGAGGACCACCAAAAGTTACACGGGATTGACGTTCTGGTTTGTCAATCACCATAGTCGAGTGTGCATTTTCGCGAAGAATGTCCGTTTCAATCGCTTCGATCTGATCTGCGCTCTTCCGTTGGAAGTACTCAGTTCTTTCAGCCACGGTTTCTAACGGTATTCTTGCTAGCAACAATCCGCCTACACCAAACACGCCTTCATATTTCCCTGATTCTATAGTAGGTGCCTCAAAATCGGGATATTCATCGCGTCTGACTAGTTCATAGCCTTCTCTAATACGAGCAGAAATATTGGTGCGGTCTTCAAAACCACGCACTTCAGCACGTATCCAACGATGTTTATACCCTTCTGGCGCAGGGGGCGCGTCTAACTTAGACGGTGGACTCCAAGGCGTTCTTCTTGCCTTTGCAGCCCGTGATGATTTAGCGCGGGAAGTTCTCTTGATAGCTTCAATTTCATCATTTTGATTATCTGTCATTGTCCTTCCTTCACGTACTTAGCGTACTCTTCGAGTGGCACTCCCAATCTTTTTGCAATGGTAACTTGGCTCGGGGAGAGACGAACCTTTTTACCGCGTCCTGTTCCTTTAGAGCGAGATACTCCCGCTACAGTTTGTCCAGAACGATTTTGTCTTGTTACTTCTTCATCCGGAAACCGGTGAGGAAACGCATTTTTCATGCGAGAATCTAACGCATCATAGTAATCATTACTAGCTGGGTCAAATCCTTCTTCTTGAACTAATTTCTTATGCAAACCAAACGCCGCAAACGTCATTGCGTCATCTTCACCAAACCAATCGTTTTTAGAAGCCCATTCTTCGGCTTTTTGATCGGGTGCGGCTTGTCGAGGAGCAGGTTGGTATTGCTGTTGTTGCGCATATTCTTGTTGCTGCTGCGCTTGTTGCGCTTGAGCTTCTCTACTAGCTTTAGCTTGCGCATGTTTATCCGCGGCTAAAGTTAGCTGTGTAATTCTTTCTTGAGCCTGCATCTGGCGATCTGTATCGCCCACTTCAATAGCAGACTTTAACTCGTCTTTAGCTCTAGCCTGCTCCGAGCTAACTCGGTGCCCGTACTCATCTATGTAGCTACGGTCTAAAGTTTGAAGCCTTTGCTTAACATCCGTGTTTTCAGCTTGAATGTTTTGAGCATAGCGCAACGCCTCTTCACGCTCCCTTTCCGCTTCTTTAGCTCTTTTAGTAAGCTGGTTAATGCGTTTTTGAACTGAGTTACTGTATTTCTCATGTTCATCCTCGCTATCCGACTCTTGTACTACGGTTTCTGCACTAGAATCCTGAGAATTTGCCGAATCTTCTGCTTCTAAAATTACATCTTGAGCTTCTTCCGTAAACTCAAGGTCTACCTGTCCATCGTCTGCCTCATGGGCCTTTAACTTTTCACTCATCTGCATGTCCCTTAACTATGGTGTATATCGTTAGGATCAAGAATTGTGGCTAAAATCTCATCATCATTAAGAATTCTAACCTCGCTGCCAAAGACAGCGGCATCTTCCCCGTTCAAACGAAATCTAGAACCGGCGTAACGAGCAAAAATTACCCATTTTCGTTCTTCACACCACGGCCCGCGGGGGTACTTTTCTTTATCTTCGTAGGCATCTGGCCCAAGTTTAAGAATGTAACCGACATTTGTTTGAACAGCGTCTTCTTCTAAAGTCTTAGTATTTAACAAAATACCGCCTTTACTTCGTTTCGGTGCTCGAAACGGCATAATCAAAATCCGCCAACCTGTTGGTTGAGGAAGTCTTTCAATTGCACTTGCGGTAATCAAAGTGGGATCTAACACGCGCTCCTCTTCGGGAACGTATAGCTTGGATAAATCCAAGGGTTCTTTACTTTCAGACATCCATATCTTCCTGTTTGTCTAGCATTTCAGAAAGCTCTACAAGAACGTAATCACAATTACGGATTTCGCCCATGCACTCCCTGTAATGTTCCATATCTTTAACGCCACCCTCTGACATAAGTTCAGAGATCTGGCCCTTGCGATCAAGCAGCGTCTTACGAACAAACTGCACGATATCGATACCGTCCATGCTAATTATCCTTAATTATCTGACGATATCCGATATTGTCGCTTCTTTTATATGGGAAAGCAAACAAGCAATGCCTTTAACAGCTTGTGTAACGCCCGCCACGCTCCGCAGCACCCATGCCCCTCTTAGTGCCTCGGGTAATCTTACCCATCATGGTGTTGGGCGTTTTTTCTTCCTTTAACTGAGCGTATGGAATACTGCCTTGGCCTTTGATTTCTGCTTTGTTAACAGGCTTAGGCGGCTCTTGAATCGGCCCACCCATTGTTTTAACTACTCCGGTCATAAATCACCTTTTTGAGATTGTTGTTTTAAAAGTTCACGCTGCATACCCGCATCTATACGTGCGGCAGTCATGTTTTCTTGGCTTTGTAGCCGTTGCTGGAACTGAGCTTCTCTTTGAGCAAGCTTTTCACGGTCTAGTTGAAGTTGTTGTTGCTCCATAGCCATGTCATTTTGCTCTTGTTGAGATTTAAGCTGCAACTCTTGTTGTTTTAATTCAATCAACGGATCTGGTGCCTGCTCTTGCCCACCACCCTGTATCTGCTTTCCAAGCTCTACAAGCTGCTGAGTGCCTTGCGCTACAAATTGCGCCAACATAGCTTGATACTGCATATTCGTTGCAGGATCTTGCAACGCTACGTTGGGGTTTTGTTGAGCAAATTGCTGGTCCGCCTGCTCTTCTGCCTGCAACTGTATGTGGTTTAACAGGTGCTTTTGCATGGCTAGCTGCACATTCGGCATCTGAGACGCAGATCCACCCGTTATAAACAACAAGTGCGATTGCATGTGCGCCATGTGATTCTGACCCTTAAAAGCCTGTAAAGCCCCATTTTCAAGCGAATCTATGTTTTCTTGCGCCGGATCTTTAGGGGAAATGTCGTTTGGCGTGTCTGAGATCAATATCATGTCAGTGTTTTTAACGCCCAAGGCATCATAAACACGGCGATATACTTCCGGAATGTTGTGTATGTCCGGAGCCTGCATAGCCATTTGAAGCTCTGTCTGAGCCAAAGCAATACGCTGGCTTTGAGAAAAGATATTAGGGTCTGAAACAGGTAAAACATCTACCTTGTCATCAAAATCCGTTGCTTTTACGGTGGCTTCTGCACCCGGAACTTCATACGGATAAACCGGAGGCAAGCTTTCCTCCATTACCCGCGCTAAAATCTTAAACTCAGTCTTCATCGCATAATGCAAACGCTTGTGTATTGCGCTCATTACACGGCTACCCTGCTCCAATAACGCAACAGTAGTGCCGACAGCCGCGTTTTGATTGCCATCACCTACTTTCATGTCAGTAATGGTGGCAAACCGCTGTGCAGCGTCTACAACAAAGCCTAATAGCTGGTATAGCGTCTGATCCGGCCCTTTGAACGGTAACGGCATCAAGCTATCACGTATTTGACCACCCGGAGCGTCTACATCCCTAAATTCACCCGGCTGTAACGGAGTATCATCGTCCCTGATCCGCAGGCCGCGTGCTTTAAAGCCCGCAGGAAGGTTAGATAACGTACCCGCATCAATCAATTGCCGCAGTGCAGCAGTCGCGGTGCGCGATAAGCCGCCAATAGTGTGGATCAAGCCTAAGCCGTAGAAACCAAAGCCCGGAAGAAATTTGTAGTGTACAAAGTACTGAATCTTAGTAGTTAGCGGGTCTTCTTCCTGATAATTACGGCGAATAGCTAAAACTTTGTTGTTTTCTTCACTAATAGTGACGATATACGGCACTTTTATGCCTGTTTCTTCGCCATCTTCGTCTTTATGCTCATAGCCCGCTAGGTCTAAGTCCGCGTGAAACTCTAAAAGTGTGCAGTCGTAGTCCACATTAGAGGCGCTCATGCCGTCAATATAGTCTGTTTCTTCTGAAATACTGGTGGTGCCTTGCTGAGACGGTAAAACCGCAACGTCTCTATAGAAACCGCTTACCTGCTGCTTGCGCAAATCGTTTAAAGAAGTACGAACAACGTGTGTTACACACGGGCAAGTCAACAAATCCGTTGTTTCATACGGGACAACAAGGTATTCCGCCGGTACAAACTTGCTTACTGGACGGCCAAGCGTGTCATCAAAGTACACTTTCTTAAACGTACTGCCCGCCAAGGGCAGATTAAACAACATCTGGTCAAATTCTGGGGTGTACTCTTCCATTACATTAGTAATGTAGTAGTTCATAAAGTTTTTAACGCGAGAAGCCTGCTCTACTTTAGCGTGAGTCTGTGACCCGAGAACCGTGGTCCGTACAGGGCCGTCAGGGGGCAGTAGCTCGTTAAAAGCTTGTGCTTGAAACTGTACCGCCGCTTCGGCCAACACGGGGTGTGTGACACCCGTAGCACCTCTAAACGGCACGGTGCGGTCTTCGTACTTAAAGCCTAGTAGCTCTAAGCCGTTAGAATACGTCTCTTCCCAATCTTGGCGAGATGCCTTGTTCGAGGTGTACTGATCCATCAGGTCGTTCGACACTTCAGCAAGCTCGGAATCCGATAAAAACTCGGCCAAGTTGTCAAAAAAATCGTCTTCACGTTCTTTGTTACGCAGCGGATCAAAATCGAAAGTGACACCACCGTCTTCATCTTCGGTGATCTCAATGCCTTCAATACTTAAAGCACTGTTGGTTTCTAAACCGCTGGGCAGTGCTTCAACTTCTACGGCTAAAAGCTCTTCGTCTCCAAGCTCCATGCCTTCTCGTTCCATTAACGATACGGGAGGTCTGTTTTCATTTGCCATAAATATTTACTCTTGTTTACATCCCGCCACTAAAATTTATATCGCCAATGTCCGTATGCAAATCTTGCAAGCGGGGAAGGCCCATACGAAGTCGTTCAGCATTAATTTCTCGAAGTTCTGCGAGAGTATACCCATATCTATCGGCATAATCTTGCTCCGGATTGTACGCTTGTTGGTTAGACGATAAAGAGTCTAACGAAGCAAACGTAGTTCCTTGCGTAGTATCCGCAGTACTCGCAGTATCTTCGGTGTCTGTTTCGGCGGTTGAATCTTCAGAAGTTGTTCCTTCGGTGGCATCGATGTCACTTAACGTAAACTGGGGCATAGGTCTATAAATTTGCGGGACATACACGTTGTCGCTCATCACCTGATCTGGAGAATATTGATACTCCGTAGGGTTAATGACCATACCTTGAGTAGGCGCGTAACCGCCCGTTTGAGTTTTAATCACATCCGAGATGTCAAAATCAGGCCGAAGATCTTGCAAGTACTGATACTTTTTTGCTTCCGGTACATCAAAAACTTCCGGCGGAGTAAACAAAGTTGCAGGAGTATCTACCACCGTGGCCGCAGGAGGCGTGTAAACAGCTTCCTCTGGAGGCGCGGGCGGGTTGTAAACCGAAGGCGGTAAGGGTGTATTGTCAATCGGATTAACAATAGGCTGTGATGCGACTACCGGCGTAGTGGTTCCCGGTGTAGTGGTCGCCGGCGTAGTGGTTCCCGGTGTAGTGGTCGCCGGCGTAGTGGTCGCCGGCGTAGTGCTGACCGCTAAATCAGAAGTCAACGGATCGGCAGTTGCCGGTGCCGTAGATGCGGGAGTCACCACGGGGACACTTGTCACAGGGTTATCTTCAAAGTTATCCGTTTGTGAAACAGGGCCATCTTCATACGCAGGCGTAATTGATACCGGACTTGTATTAGCGGTGACCGGCGGAGTAGTGGTGACCAAATCCAACGGCGCATCTGCTACTGGATCGCCAACATAAATAAAATCATTTGCTCCCGTAAGCACCTGCCCGCTTTCTCCCCCAATCCCAAGATACTCATACCCTTCCGGAGGGTTCAACGGGTCAGAGAAATCTAAAGAAGGATCTAAGCGAGGATTATAATTTGCTACCGGACCACCGGGAGCAAAACTCTGGACAGGTGTTCCACGTGAAACATTACCGGCTCCCGCTAGAGGACCCGTGCTGTATTTATTCAACAGGTTCGTTAAACCCTGCGTAACTCTAGGTTTGTTCATAGGGGACACCATACCACCTTGATTAAATCTTTGTACCGCGCCGCCTTGGGCACGACCTACTTTTGCTTTTAGAATAGCCTTACGAGCTTCGGGCGTAATCCGCAAGCCGCGAACCGAGATGTGCGCTTGCTCTCTGTTGGCGGTGTTGTACAACTCTTCGTTTATATAAGCTTCTTCGCCAATCTGCCTGTCTAGTTGATCAATCATCAACGGTTTACCACGGTCATTTTCTAACGGCAAAGAAATCTCATCGTCGTAATCCATCCCGTATTTTTTAGCCATTTTCTTTAGCAACGCGGGTATTTTTTTATCGTATACGTCGATGTATCCTTGCTTGGTAGGCCCTGCGTTATACATACTGTGTGGAACAAACCCCGGTGGCACTGCAAACGTGTCAAAACCCTCTTCGGCTGCGGCCAACAACATACGTTCTACGGATAGATTTAACCAATCGCTTCGGTGAGGAAGAGCTACGCCCTCTGATTTAAGCTTATCTTTGTCGCGTTTCTGTGGTTTAAAAGCTTCTGATTGAAACTCTTCCGCAAGAAAAACTTTGTTGTCATCAACATCTACTCTAGATGTAACGCGGTTATGCGCAAAAGTGTTTATCTTCCCCTCTTTGGGGTTTTCTCTATCGAAATGCTGTTCTATAAAAAAATCCGTGTCGCCTTCCTTGGGCAAAGATCTAAAAACAAACGTTCGAGCGGTGTCTCGCCCTTTTCCGGGCAATAAAAAAGTGCGGTAAGATTTAGAACCATCCAAGACTTCAATATCTACCGGACGATCTTGCCGTTCAAATACCGCTAAAACCTCTTCTTTAGTTAACGTGCCTTTCTTTCTAGTTGAGGATTCAAACAACCCTTCTGGCTCGTTATTGCCGGGTAATGTTTCAAAACCGGCTTGATCTTCGTCGAATAGTTGTCGTAGCCGCTGCTCTTCTAGTTTTAGCTCTTCTTGCAGGTTTAGCAGCTTCAAAGACTCTTCTTTAATGCCTAAAAGATCTTTTTGGTTTTGTTTTCGGATGTCGGCCATCCACTGCTCCGGAGTGCCTCTTTCTCGTTTAACATTGGTAATAGCCACCGGAATTTTAGCAACAAACGGCTTTTCAGGATCGTAAACAGGGGTTCCTTGCCTTGCCGCTTCTTCCGTGCGTTGCCGTAAGTTTGTGTCACCCCTATCTAAAGCGTCATAAAAACCTCTATCGCCGTACAAAAGAGAACTTCCAAGTTCTTCGTCCATTACGTCTTGCCGCATTTTTTCGGACTGAGCGGTAGCTCTTACCGGGTCTAACATCTCCAGCGCGGCTTTTTCACTACGCATAAGATAGTCTCTATTACGACCACCTCGAATAGCCAACTCCGCCGCAGCATCTTGCTCCATACGAGCCGCTCCGGGGTATAGACGTTCTTCTGACTGTACGTCTTGTAAAGACACCGTTGCGGTTGCTTGTTCTTTCGCAATGCTGTTTTGATTTCTCCAAAAAGTTTTGTTTGGAGCTTTAAGGGTATCTGCCATGCCTTCTAACAGGGAAACGGCGTTGGATACGTCTTCCGCAGTAAATTCAGCGTCCGCAGGTACGTTAAACGAGCCGGGTTCCGAAGACTGCGCTCCGCGAATTCTATCAACAATGCTTGGTTTATCGCCAAATTTTGATCTAAGTTGATTTGCAGCCTTCGTCAACTTTGCTGCGCTTACAGCGCCTAGCTGCCCGGAGGACCCATAGCGTATAAACTCTTGCGATGAAAGTTTAAGTGCATCCTTCGGCAACTCGTCTGCAACTTTTCTACCCACATAATGACGATTAGCTATGGTTGAGGGTACGTTTTCATACAAATACGCATTAACCAGCGAATTTGAAACAGTGCTCAAAGAGTTTTCAACTCCTCTCTGGACAAGGCGTTCTTGACGGCTAGCATCCGGACTTGCCGGAGCTATATTCTGTGTTTGTTCCGCTTGCAGCGCGTCTCGTTGCTTTTGCAACTCGTCAAAATAGGCTTTTATTTCGGATTCTGTGGTTAGACCCCTGTCTCGCATGGCAACTATTGCCGGTGTAGTTGATGAAAGAACATAATCATCTGTGGGTCTTGGTGTAGCAAAGCCTTCTCGAAGCTGAATAGTTTCTTGAATAGTTTTTGCTAAATTTTCTTTTAGTCCTTTATATTTATATTCGCTTACTTTTTCGACTTCCGTAGCATCTCCTCGCGGCATTTCTGACTCTGCCTCAAAATAAAAAGTATTCGTGTCTGGGTCATAAAAATTATTGTTTCCCCCAAAGCGAGGTTTTTTGCCTACTTTTTCAGCCGCCGCGTCATATTCCGCGACATTCGGGTCCCGCCTTGCGCCCAATCTAGGACTAAGCACTACCAAGGCATTCGCAAGAGTTGGATAGTTTTTTTCTAAACCCGGAAAATAAATGACAGCAGATAAAGGAACTTTATAAGGCTTCCCGTCTCTATCGGCCAAGCCATCTTTGATTTCTTTACTTATTGCAAAAAAATTGTCTCTAATTTTAAAATCGCCCAAAAACTTGCGCGGTTGATTGTCTATGCCTAAAAATACGCCCGTTTCGGCAGAAGCTAAATTAGGTGGCTGCTGCTCTTCAAAACGCATCCGCTCATATTCCGCGACATCTGCGCCAATCTCTACGCCCGTGCGACCACCAAATACGCCGAACGAAGTGCCTTCCGGTACAGAAGAAAAAGCCCTCGCCGCAGGAAACATAGCAAGCCCTTCGGCAAACTGACCGGGGCGAGTAATGTTGCCTTCAGCATCTTGCGTAGTGATGTTGCCACGGGCAACGTTCCGCCCGCCACCAATGACGCTTTCAACCATTGATTTAGGTAAACCGGGTAATGCACCAATGCCTTGACTTACCTTTTCGCGGGCCTCGGCTTGTTCGCCAGCATCCCCAAACAATAACTTGTTGCCAAACTTTAAGCCGCCACTAATCGAATCGACAATGGGCGGCGCTGCTAGCCGTGGGTTTGCATACCTACCCGGCGTATAGCTGGTGCGAAGTAATTCTGGATTACCCATGTCCGCAGGGTTTTGGAAAGCTTCTGGGATCTGAGTATAGGTGGACTCTGGCTCCCTAACTACGTCCGTTTCAAGCGGTACAAGAGGGCTTACCAGCGTTTTAAGTAGGTTTTCGTCGGCTTCTGGTATGCCTCGGACGGTCTTCGGGCCATAATTTTCCGGCGGCACTTGGTTTACCGCGCCAAAAAGCTCGGCATCCGCATCCTGACCCGCCAACGCTTCTTCAAGCATTCGTTGACGTGCCAATATCTCAGCCGGGGTTAAATCTGCCCGTTCAGCCATAGTACGCTCCAGCGTTAATATTCACGTATTCGTCGCCTTCTTCCCAATCATCCGTAGGCAACTGTACAAAATTTCCCTGCCGATAGCGCATCAAAGCCTGAGTAGTACTATCAACCAAATCATCGTGGGTCCCGTTAGGAAAAGCTGCGCATTCTTCAATAACTTCATGCGCCCACGACTCATCCGGTGCCCATATCATACCAGCTTCAAATAAAGGTGAAATACTGTGGACCCTAGAAAGCTTGTCATTTCCACGACTTGGCGTGAAATTTACCACAGGAATGCCAACTTGTCGCAATTCCTGCGTCAAAGGGGTCCCTGATGCCTTCGCCTCAACAATAACCGTCTCAGGCTCCCAATACTTGTACTGCTCCATAGCAATTTCTTTTAACTCAGGAAAATCCCACCGGCCCTTCTTCGCATCCAACAATATTAAATGCGCCGCACCACCTATCTCCTCCGGATAAAATACACCCCAAGTAGTAATAGCACTATAGTCCGCCGTCTCCCGCTTACTAAACGCCGTATCATAACTCTGAATTACATACTGCAAATTAGGAATATGATCCTTCTCCCACACGTTCCACCACTCACGCTTCAAGATAGCCAACGTCTCAGACGTGGGGTTCTGCTGATACTGCGCGTTCCACTGATAAGCAGGGATAGATGCCTTAACCGACTCCAACTCCTCCTTCTTCCAAAACTCAGGCCAACAAGGCTCACCAGACTCAAATATAGCCGGTAACTCAACTACCTCCCACTGATCAGCAAAAGGGTCTTTAGTCATTTGACGGATCAAATTGCCCGTCATGTCCTTTTCCGACCACCGCGTCTGAATCAAAACAATAGCGCCACCCGGCTGGAGACGCTGCCGGGGACCCGCCGTGTACCACTCCCATGCATTCTCAAACCCACTGGCAGACATCGCCGTCTGCTCCGAGTGCGGGTCATCAATAATGATTAAATCACCGCCGCGGCCCGCGAGGTTCGATCCAACGCCCACGGCGTAATACATGCCGCCAGCCTTCGTGTCCCACCGACCAGAGGCTTTACTGTCCGCAGATAGCTTCGTATCTTCAAAAACTTCCTTGTACTCCTCAGTTTCAACCAAGTTTTTAACCTTACGGCCAAAGTTCACAGCAAGTTCGGTGGTGTGTGTCGCTTGTATGATCTTCATTGACGGCTTGCGTCCAATCATCCACGCAGGAAACAAGTAAGAACCAAACTCAGACTTCGTGTGTCGCGGTGGCATGTTGATGATCAAGCGTTTTAAAGACCCGTCCGCGATCTTTTCTAGCTTCTCTGCGATCAAATGATGGTGCGTACCAGCGATGAACTCGGGCCACATAGCTCTTACAAATGGTAAAAATTCATTGTGGCAAGTTTCTACCTTCTCAAGCTGCTTTAAACGCAGTTCTAAGCGTAGTTTTTGGATGTCGGCATCTGTTTGGGTATCTAGGTTCAAAGGGGTCCCTAAGCGTTATTTTGGGACAATATAGCACTTTTTTAAGTCAGTTAAAGCCATTTGTTTGAGAACTGTGTTGTTTGTATGAAACCTGCTCTTACACCCGCTCGGTGGCGCGTGGCCGCGGGCGGCGCGGATCGGCGCAGGATAAACCGCCAAGATCCGCGGATTAGCCTCTATTGGCTGGGGGACCCGAACGGCGCGGCACGGATCGCGCGGCGCGGATCGCGGTGCGCGGCGCGGGAAGGATCGACGCAGAGCGCGGCCAACGGTGCGCGGTACGTTTGGCGCGGCACGCGGGCGGCAGACCGCGGGCGGTTACACTGTTAAAAGCCAAGCAAAAAAAAGGCCCACACAATGGCGGGCCTGATCAAGTAGAGGGCGGCTAGTATTCCTGCACGTAACTCGCAACGTTTAAGATGTACAACTCGAGCGCATCGCAGAGAATGCCGTAGTTTTCTAAAGAGCTGCCGGTTGCGAATTCCCTCATGCCTTCTCGCAAGTCTAGCGATTGAGTAGCGCAAGCGTGCGAGTGATCGACGCGGTACTGCCCCGATCCGGAATAGCCGTCTAGTTCACAGTAAAGGCGAACAGTCGGACCGCCACCCGCTAAAAGAATTTCGCACTCCACGCCACTGTCGGAGATATCCCAGCCGGTAAAATCGCTAGACCATGCGCTACGGTATTGAACGTCATAATAGAACGGTGTCCAATCAAAATTGGCCCCATCATCCGGAGCGTTAGAGTATTGCTCAACTGCGTGGCAGATCTCAGCAACGCAGCCCCATGCGGTACGCGCACTGCTATCGCTGCCTAATTCACATAGATGGAGACATTGCCGGCGAACGGCTGCCAATGTTGGCTGTTTGCGTTGGACTATTTCGGTTAAAGCTTCGAGGTTTTCCATTTTTCGTTATCCTTCGTTATTGATTCGCGCCAGCAAGTGTTGGCGTTTGGCGAGTATAACCCCAAACGCTGGGCAAAAAAAAGGCCCACACAATGGCGGGCCTGATCAAGCAGCGGGCGGCTGCTACATATGCGCATGGCCGTCAGGTTCGATTCCGATATAACCGCACGGGACCGGACATATAACAGCATCGCCGTATGTCTCCGGCATAACGTCACGCTCCACCCAATCAACAAAGCTTAGATTAGCGAATGGTCCGGTTGTCTTATCGCGGACGTGGCGCTCGAATACTTGCACCAGTTTGCGGTCCTGATCTGGCGTAATGATCTTACTCAATTCGGCTAATTTCATTTTCTAACACTCCAGTTCAATGTCGGCTTGGATAGTGATTGACCCGTTTCGGATCATATCGCGAACGACATCTTCTACCTGATCGCTATCAGGTGTTGACTCGATATCCCCATCGGCGCTCATTTGCTGGACAATGTCGCGAACGCTATCCTTATCTTGAAAACCGAACACGGAAAAATCAAAGTTTTCTATTTCGTGGCGGATCGCGGCGGAAAGGGCATCATTCAATGACGGGACCGTGGCCGCATTTTCTAAATTAGCAACCTGTTCCTGCAACCGTCTAATGGCCACGGCTGCGCTTTTTATATCCAAGCCAGTCAACTCAAAGCCGGCATCGATTTGGTCAGCCGCTAATTTATCTAAATAATCTACATCAATCATATTTCGTGTTCCTATGTTAGCGCCGATATGGCGTGGTCAGAGTATAAGGGCATTCGCATATATAAAACAATAGGCACAAAAAAGCCGGCATTACGCCGGCTTAGATGGTTAAAAGTTTAAGTTACGCGGCGCGTGCAATTGTCTCCCATTGATTGCGAGGCAGATCTAGAACAGCGCGGCCAGTTTGATACCAGCTATCCACATCATCAGGCTTTGCCACGTGCGCAACGGCAGTGACCGCGTTAACAATAGTGGCGCGGGAAATCGGTTTGTTGCGATAGCCATCTTGCTGCAAGGTATTTAAAAGTCCGGTCATCAAATCGTCGGCGCTCTTTTTGGGAAGTTTTAAAACTTGGATTGTGGCGTTAACCGCAGCACTAGCACTACCCTCGATTATGTCGCCATGGGCTGCCCGCATTAATTCCACGTGCGCATCAAACGATTCACGGCTACTGAATGCCGCCACAACGTCCCGCAGTTTTAACTCCAAAGCTTTATTGTCCGCATTTTTCGCTTCGTCGGTTAACAAGGCCCATTGATCACCACCACGCGCACTAGTAACGTGCGTATGCCTAGACTTATTTTCGGTAGTGCAGCCATTTAGGCACCATAACGTCCAAGCCAATTGGGATACTTCAACACTTCCCAACCCTACTTCACTATTCCGGAGCAATATGCCGTTCGCCATCGTATCGCCAATAGCCGGCTCCGCAATTTGGTTTGCCGATTTAAGGCGCATATACAAATGGCTATCGGTAACCGTGCCATTCACTATTTGCCAATCGCTGTCAGAATGGATCAATTGGGGCAATGCACTTTGCACTAAGTCCAGATTATCGAAAGTTTTAAACTTATCGCTAACTAGCGCCCGCAATATTGGCCGTTCGCCTGACAAGGTGCGCAGCATTTTGTTTTTAGGTTCATTGACCAATATCTTATTTAGCAGCGCGTCGAATTCTGGCGCATAGCTGTCATTGTCCCGCAAACGTCTAGCGGTTCGCACGTCGATATCACAATTATTAGCCAATTGAGAAAAGGCTACATCATTAGTGGCAAAGCTTTGCGTAGGCACGCCACGATCCGCTTCGAGCACTACGTTGGTATTCCCCTCGATTGTGCGCACTTGGATATTGTTGGTGCTGGTGACGTAGTCGGCTTTTCTAGAGGCTTGATCTGCTACCTTTTCAAGAATAGCTTGCAGCGTGCCGGATTGGTTTTCTAGTTTAGTATCTAACATATCTATCTCACTTTGATCGGGCGCGGCAACCCGTTAATTGAACCGCATGGGAATATTCGCATATGTAAAGAAAGCGTGCAACCCAGTTTTTAAAAGTTTAATCAGGCAGCAATGCGCACTATTTCGTTCGTATCCACTACAAAGCCATTATCGGCTTGGACTAGCGTGCGTTTTTCTTTTAGCCCAATGACTACGCGGCCAGCAAAAACGTTATCCAAATCGCTAGCGTCACCATTAACTACTGGCCGGTCTAAAAAGTACTGCGGCATAGGCCCGCGGAAAACAACGACTAACGGCACATCCGTTTTTAAAGCTATGGCTACTTGCTTGGCGTATTGAGCACGACCACTGTAACTGAACATCAAACTGTAGTTGGATGGCGTGTTGCCTAGCCTAGCGGCCAGTTTCGTATAGTCATAAAAGAATAGATTCGGGAAGGCTTGGGGTATGCCGTGCTTTTCCCATTGGATATCAGAGAAAACGTTAAGCCGGACCACGCCTTGCACCCCTTGCTTGGCGCATAACTTATCGAAATTGCCCAGTTCTCTTTTTAAAGTTTCAATGAACAGTGCTGTATCGCGCTCGTAAAAATCGGCTTTCGCTTTGCGGGCCTTGTTAACACCCTTAAATATCAGGGCGCGGCCAGAATTAGATATGCAGCCTTCCATACAGCCCGCGGCTTTTGCGCCGGCACATAGTCGGTTATTGGGGTACAGGCTTAGGCTAGCCAATCGGATAGCCTTAAATTGTTCGGGAAATAGGTCAGCAAGTGCTTGCTGTTCTGATTTGTTGAAAGCGTTAAAGCCTTTTTGCGTTTTACTTACTTTGGTATTCGTCGCTCGAGTATCTAATAGTTTCATCGTGAACATCCGTTGTTATAGGTGTACGCGAATCATCGTATATATCGGGGTAGGTAGCAAGGCCCAAAGCCTTTTTTCTTTCTAGCGTGTACGCCTTCCAGTACGCGGTTATCTCTCTATAGGCTTGTAAGTTTTCTTTATCCCTTGCGGCGATTCTAGATTCCCGTGAGTTGGGATCTTCTGCGGGAGCGGGACCAAGTACTTTGCTTAACAAAAACAGCACTTTATTTTTCCTTTTGTAAGTGAGGAACGAACGCTAACACCACCACAACGCGCACTGTCAATACAGTAATAGGTAAATAGTTATGTTTCTAAAACTTTTAAAAAGTCCGGCCAGATAACCGGCTTAGTAAATCGGTAGTGCGGTTCAAGCTTTACGCCTTGCTCGAACAGGTCCATTGCTTGGTCGGCACGATAAAGCAGTACATCATCATTCTTTTTGACAAGTACCCATGAGTTCGCGCCACGATGGCGAACGCAGAAAGCTATTTGATGCGGGGAAAGCAAAACTTTGTTGCCTTTCGCAACTTTTAATTCGATCAGGTGAAAGTTTTTATTTCGATCCAGTAGCAGCAAGTCGGGCGTGCCTAACGCACTGGTGTTTTCAATGCGGGTGCAAAAAGTATTAGTGCTCGACAGCCCCGCCCGTATCGATTTCCAGAAGTTCGCTTCGGTCTGGTTCGACATCGATTACCTTCTCGCCTAGCTGGCGCTTGAGTTCTTCTAAGGCTTTCTTTACTTCCGCCTTGCTCATTTGATCAATAGAGCCTGTACGGATCTCGCTTTTACTAACGTAGATATCGCCTTGCGCCAATCCACGCGCCTTTTCGGCTTGAACAGCAGCAGAGTAGGCACCGGCTGCAATCGCATCGTCACGGATTTTTTGAAGGTCGCGGATGTGCCGGCTGTAAGTGACTTCATACTTTTCGGCCAGTTCCGCACGCCTAGCTTTTAAAGCTTTAACAATGTGGGGAGACTTGCGAGGGTTCAGCATTTCGTATGCTCGGGTGTGGGCACCCTTCACACTAAAGCCGGCTTCCGCCGCCAGATCGCGCAAAGTATCTTGCCCTTCTCTCGTAGCCACCAATTCAACAAACTTAGCCTGTTTGCCGGTTAAACGAGTTTCTTCGCTAACCCGTGGTCGGCCCCGTGTTTCTACTTTCAGTTCTTGTTTTGCCATGCGGCTAATCTTATACCATCTAAAAAACCGTTTCTATATACAACTATTTACCAAAACAAAAATAAAAATAAAAAAAGTTCCGGAAAACTCCTATGCTAAAACGGACATTTACATTGTGTAACAGCGTTTGTGATAGCGGTACGCCAACGGTACGCCGGAAAGCCTTCTGCGACAAGGGGTGTACCACCGTACCGCCTGTACCGGCATTTTTCATTTTATTTTTTTATAAAAAACTATTTGGGC